AGTGGGAGTCTCAACTCAGACTGAGATGAATCTATTTTCTGAAATGCTTCTTTTTTCTTCGTTCTCTTGTTCTACTATTTTGTCTGGGTATCAAACTGGGCTTCTTCCCCGTCTTCCACTTCCACCACGACTTTATTTGGCAGGCACACGATGGTCTCCCCGTTGGAAGAAATTGCATGCTGATTTACACAGAGTTTGTCCGGACAATCCGCAGAGATCATATCTGCTTTTCCATTTTCGATCACAAGGGTATTTGTCACCGTTCCTTCTGCGTTTTTTATCTCGATTTTCTGCGCTTTTTCTCCTGTCGTATGCAGGTCATAAGTGCCGTACACGCTTCCGTCTACCGTTACTTTGACCTGTCCGCCGGGTGTACTTTGCATTTTCTGAAACACAAAATACCCGATCACCGCTGCCACAAAGATAATGACCAGTAATAAAATCTCTTTTTTACCGACTTTTTTGTCCATGCTTATGCCCTGCTTCCAATATAATAGAAACCTTTACATTCATCCAGACGCACCGGAATGATCTGTCCGATCAGTTCCTTTCCTCCAGGGAAATGTACCACACTGTTGTTGCCAAGTCGTCCAGTGAGCAGACTGTCATCCTGATGGTTGACACTCTCTACCAGTACATCCTGCACCTGACCGGTCAGGCGTGCAGATTTTTCTGCTGCAATCTCCTGTACTTCTTTTAACAGACGGTCAAAACGTGCTTTTACCACGTCTTCCGGCACCTGATCTTCCATTTTTGCTGCCGGTGTACCGGTACGTTTGGAATAAATGAACGTAAATGCGCTGTCGTAACGCACTTTGCGCACTACATCCATAGTCTCCTCAAAATCTTCCTCGGTCTCACCCGGGAATCCGACAATGATATCTGTGGTCAGTGCAATATCCGGAATTGCTGCACGTATTTTATCCACCAGCGTCAGATACTGCTCCTTGTCATAATGACGGTTCATAATTTTTAACAGACGACTGCTGCCGGACTGCAATGGTAAATGCAGATGTCTGCAGATTTTCTTTGATTTTGCCATTACTTCGATCAGTTCATCGGAAAGATCCTTCGGATGAGAAGTCATGAAACGGATACGCTCCAGTCCTTCGATCTGCTCGATTTGCTCCAAAAGCTGTGCAAAAGTGATCGGCTGATCCAGGTTCTTTCCATAGGAATTCACGTTCTGTCCCAGAAGCATAACTTCCACAACACCATCTGCCACAAAGTTCTCAATCTCACGGATGATCTCCCGCGGCTCTCTGCTTCGCTCCCGTCCTCTTACATATGGAACGATACAATAACTGCAGAAATTGTTGCAGCCAAACATGATATTGACACCGCTCTTGAAACGGAATTTACGTTCGTTTGGAAGCTGCTCTACGATCTGGTCTGTATTTTCCCATACATCCACCACCATCTTTTTATTCTCGATGGAATGCACCAGAAGTTCCGCAAATTTGAAAATATTATGTGTGCCAAAAATCAGGTCTACAAAACGGTAGCTCTGTTTGATCTTTTCTACTACTTTTTCTTCCTGCATCATACAGCCGCAGAGTGCGATCATCATATGTGGATTTTTCTTCTTATATCCGTGCAGGTAGCCAAGACGTCCGTATACTTTATTGTTTGCATTTTCACGGACGGTACATGTATTGTAAATAACAAAATCTGCATCCTCGGACTCGGACTCCTGATAGCCGATGGCATTTAAGATACCACATAATTTTTCGGAATCTCGGGCATTCATCTGACAACCAAAGGTTTCGACATGAGAGAAAAGTGGTCTGCCTAACTTCGCGGAAATTTCTGTGATATATTTCCGTGCCTTTGCAATAAAATAATACTGTCTTGCCGGTTCTTCCACCGGTGCATCTTCATTTAAATCTATATCGCCTAAAATGTGTTCTAATTCCATCTGATTTGAAAAATCAATATTTTTATCCATTCTTACTTCCTTTCGTCCATGTGTTCGATTCTACATTATAGCCGATATACAGATTTTTTTCAATGATTATTATTGACCGATCAGATTACCAACTTTCCTTTGGAAATCTTACAGCTTGCGTTTCCGGAATAGTCAAAATCCACCTTACCATTACGGACATACCAAATACCATTGTTGTTTTTCGCCAGACCGGTATAATCAAAGTCAACTTTTCCGTCCTTCAGATACCACCAGCCATTCTGGTTCTTTGCCAGACCGTTATAGTTGAAATCAACTTTTCCGTTCGTAATCTTCCACCAACCGTTTTCGTTTTTGGCGATCGTGTTTGAATTGAAGTCAACTTTGCCGTTTACGATATGCCACCAGCCATTGTTGTTCTTTGCTACCGTGTTTGCAGAGAAGTCAACCTTTCCATTCTTTACATACCACCATCCGTTTTTATTCTGTGCAACAGTGGTAACGCCAGTATCAACTTTGTCATTTTTGTAGTAATACCAGTTACCGTCTGCATCTTTTGTATCAGACAGTCCATCTGGATGAGATGCCTGTGTAAGTCTGTTATGGAACTCACTTTCCCATAATGAATCATTTACCCAGTAAGCAGGGCAGCTTTTTCCATTGACATCATAGTGTCTGATTACATTGCCTATCGGGACATTATATTTTTTCATTAATTCCCGTGTAAGAGTCAATGCGTTGTTGATGGTGGCATCTGTTGCTTTTACGGATCCATTTCTGTAATCGTCACACAGCTCAATGTTTAATGTATTGGCATTTTTAGCCACTCCATACAAACGTCCACCGTTGTTGTTGTATTTGCTGCCGCCAACGGACCATGCGATTCTATTGTCTGGAACGGAATGAACTACAGTGCTGTCATCCACGAAATAATGAGCAGATGCTTTTCTGTTCGCCCCCTGGAAGTATTTTCCGTTATTTACAGCGGTATCACCGTCATTACCGGTATAGTGAATTACTATGTACTTGATGTCACCTGTCGATCTCTGGCTTCCGTAATTGGTGCTGGAAGCCCACATTTCTTTCACTGTATATGCCATTACTCCTCATCCTCCTCGCAATCTTTCGCTTCCGGAATACCTGCCAGAGAGGTCAGCATGGAAGCTACAAATGCTAATGCTGCTGTCCCGATCACCATTTTCCAGTCTACCTGATTGATTGCCGCTGCCACTGGAAGCATTGCCACTGCTGTCTGTGCTGCAGTCTTTACTGCACGGATAGCCGCACATTTCCACCATTTTTTACTCATACTCATTCTGTCCTTTCTTTTATATGCATTTATTTTTGATTTTCTAAATCTGCGATTCGATGATTGGCTACTTTCACCTGTTCTTCCAATACGGGGACACGTTTTGCAAAATTATTATGTTCTCGTACTTCTCTTGTCAGTTCTTCGATCTTGCAGTCTGTGACAGCCTGAGCTGTATTTAATTGCTGTTCGATCTTACTTTCCATTTTTTGATTGCTTTTTGCATTTGAGATTACGATTCCCAGTACTGAGAATGCTCCTGTGATTGCCGCTGCAATTACTGCTTCCATTTTCTTCACCTCTTTTCCAGAATTGGCACGAAAAAAGTCGGCACCGAAGTGTCGACTCTAAGTTACCGGACAGAGCTACTGCTGCTCACCTCCCGTAAGCAGCTCATTCACTCATAGATTTGCCCGAATGTCTAATTGACATTTTTCAAAAACTTCTGGTGTATTTTTTACATTTGCTTATAGATGTAAGTAATTATAATTATTAAATATAAGCAATACGATATCGAAGATATCCGCCTCCGGTAAATGGCGTGGCTGATTCTGCCATAAGCATAGCTTTATTATCATACATTCCTATAGTAATTTGCTTTTTTGCATTTACGAAATCTATAATATAGATAGCTACAACTATTGAATTTTCTGGTATGTCAACAGATTCCGTATAATAATATAATCCACCAGCAGATTGTCTCCATGCAGCACCAGCTTTATACTCATAATCTTTATATTTTACCATATTCGTGTTTAATTCATTTAAGTTCGGTACCGTACTGAATAATGGAGTAACTTTTTCGATATTCAGACCATTTAATGACACACGATACAACGGAAAATCATCCTGTGTTGCGCCTGCAAGAACATCGCCGGATGTGTAAGTCGGATCTGTTGCCGTACTGCCGGCGGTACCTTTAATTACAACGATTTCTGCTGTTTCAATCAGTGTGCTTGTATCTTTTTTATATCTCATTACAATCAGATCATTTCTTTTCACTGACTGCGCACCATTCTGAATTGTTACTTCTTCATAATCATTCGCATCAATTCGCATGTGTCTGCCCTGGTTAACCAGATCGCCGGATTTCACCTTGATCAGATTATTTGAAACAATCTCAACCGCAAACTGGTTGCCTGTTTTTAATACATATTTTCCAGATCCAACAATGCCGGCATTTAATGCACCTGCATCTGCTGATGTAACATGTTCTTTTCCCGCATAACCGGTTACGATATGTGCTCCCATTTTACTCTCCTATCTGGCATTCTACGCTGATGCCGTTGCTGTTGACTTTTATAATTTTCTTTGTAATTTCTTCACGAATTTTTATCCCTGTGTATCGTTCTGTCGTTCCGACATAATCTCCGATATCGTATATTTCATTTGATTTGAAGGTCACTTCCATGGAATTTGCTGCAGCATAAGCATCTTCTAATTTTTCCCGTCCCTTTTCTTCCAGCTCCTGCTCTGATTCCGTGTTTGCATTGTCATAAATGTCTGTAATTTCCTGAATTCCAAAATATGATTGTGTTTTTGATATATTTCCACGTGAATCCTGAAATAAATGAATTACTTTTCGTTCTTTCAATTCTCCTTTTCCAAGGCAAATAATATGATTTACCGGAATATCGTTTTTACTGACAGTTGCGCTTATCTGTGTGGAATCCCACTCTTCATCTTTGCTGTAATCAATCAGTGGAATTGCCTGCATTTCTACTTTTCCTTCTTTGTAATGCATCTTCAATTTTGCATTTGCGTTCTTTAACATCTTTCGTATTCCAGTATATCCGGCAATATAGCGATCCATCTGATATGATGCAATAATAATTCCAGAGTCTACATCCGAGACTTCAAACATGTCCTCCAGATTCATTCGTTTAATGAGCGTATCCAATACTGTATTCGCTTCCCCTGACAGTGTGAGATAGTCCTGTCCCGCATCCGGGCACAGAACTTTTCCTTCCATAATTCCGTGCCAAGTTCTTCCAGAATATGTTATATCTCCGGATTCAGTGTTTAACTTGATCGCATCTATTATCCCACCTATTTCCGTCCATTGATTTTTTCCATCATCAGAATCTCCCATATAAATTCTACATTCTGGTTCACAGCAATGATCTTCGATTGCGATTGTAACTTCAAAGTTATTTTCGTCCCGGCCGTAGGCCATATCGAGCTTATATGTTGGCAACATGTCTACGTCAATTCCATTTTTGTCCGTGTATATCAGATCCACAATGGTTCGCTCCTTTCTTCATACGCAATCATTTCAAACCCAAACAAGCCGTCCCATGCTATCCGAAAGCTACCCGGGTGTAATTTTTCAAACAGATAATATTCTCCGTCCCGGAACCGCAATATTGATTCGCGTTCTCCGGTATTTTTTATCTTATATGCTTTTTTCTCTCTGGATCTGATCAGTGCATATTCTCCTGCATCAAGAGAACAGTTTAATCCATATATCTGATTTCCAATCAATAATCTCGGATTTTCACACGGACCGTAAATTGTTAATTGGAAATGGCAATCTGCTATGCTGTCGTTATAAATTCTCACATTTTCCGCACCATTAAAATAATCATAAGCATAATCATGTGGATAATCTAAATCTTTTCCAATTGTTTCAGGGTTGTTAATATGTCCCTCTACATGGTTCTCCTTAATCCACCACGGCAGCGTTGTTGATACCGTAATCTCGTTTTCAATCGCATCAAAATCTTCTTCATATTCCGAAAAATCTGTAGCTGTGATATAAACTTCTTTGTATCGATCATTCCACCAGATTTTTCCCGGTTTCCTGTTTCTGATATCGTAATCGAAAATTTCGCTCATATCATTCATTAAGTTGTTATAAGATGTTTTGTCATCTGCCATAATTGAAAGCTGCAGTTTTTTCTGTTCCAGTTCCTTGTAAAATTGTTTAAATCTTTTCGTTCCATCCTGATTAGTTTCCGTGGCATATCCCCAGGATCGTTCTGCCAATACTTCCGGATTCTGCGCGACAACTGGCCAGTTCATGAAGTCAATTATTTCGCCCTTTGAATTTTCATAATACAGTTTCATTGGCTACCTCCTGATCCGTCCGATCTCACGGCTATCCAGCACCATGGTCATATTCTGATTCTTTAATGCTGCTGCAATCTTGTCTGCCAAATTTTGGTTACTATTCTGGATTGGTTCAAGCACGTTTGAGAAGTCTTGACTCAATCTGCTATTCGTGCTGATCTCTAGTTGCCGATTTAGATGTTCTGTCATTCCTATAGAAATCTCTGTGCCAGAAATTTCTTTGAACGGCTCCAGATAACTTTGTGCCGCAATTTCGCATGTCTTTTGAACTTTTGGCATGTAGTCAATAACTGCATTTTCAAATCCTTGACCATAGAATATACCCGTTTTATATGTTTCTTTTGCCGGTGAATTAACTCCAAGCGTTCTATTTGTTGTCGCCAGAGCACCTAATGCAAAGTTTTTCGCAGAAATTCCAATCGGATAGGAACTGATACCATTTGCAAATCCTGCCGCAAAATTGTAGCCTGATCCGCTGGCATCTACTGATTCAAGACCAGATTTTGCATCCATAGCTTTCTGCGATGCCGGCGTCCATGTGTCAACACTCCGTAATCCACCTACGAAATTACTTCCATCTTTCGCGCCAACTGTTGAGGTATTACCGCTTTGTAATCCAAGAATTTCAGCCGCTTTTACCCCGCGTGCTGCAGTTTCCATTTCTCCTTTTTTGCTTGCAACTCCTGTTGCTGCGGAGGCTCCTGACTGCATTCCAAGTGCCTGTGCTTCCGGTGGCAGTTTTGCAAGTTCTGCCTTCGCAGCTTCGACCATGCTATTCGCCCCATCTAGCATTTCCTGTGTAATACCCGGTGTATTATTTTCAATCGCAGCTTTCCACTGGTCTGCCTGTTCCTGGTAATTTGTAACCTGACGTTCAAGGCTTTCACGGGTTCCATTTTCCGCTGTGATGAATGATGTGGTAAGTTTTTCCATTGCCTGCTCAATTTTTTCATTATCTCCTGAAATAATCGCCTCAGACAATCCTTCATAATTTTTGATTGTTGCGTTGTAATCAGTCCATGTCTGTTCCGCTTCCTCAACACTGTCTGCTGCCTTTTTCTGTGATTTTGCTGCTTCTTCTGCTGCCACAGCTGTTTCATGTACTTTATCACTCAATTCATACATGACATCATTTGTTGCCCCGGAATTCATTGCGTTGCGCAATTCTTCCAATGCATCCGCATGTGCTTTTTCTGTCTCACTGGCCGTCTTGCTCTTTTCCGCAAGAGTTTCTTTTGCTTGCGCCAATTCGTTAAAAGCTTCTGACTGATTTTTGATTGCTTCCTGGTAGGAACTGTCATATGCGCTCAGAGTAGCTTCTGCCTTTTTCTTCTGGATTACATCATCAATTGAATTTGATAATTCTTTGTAATTATCAATTACTCCGTCTGTGATTGTGATCTCCTCACCCAGTGCGCTCGACAGAATGCCAGTGATTACTTCTGCACGATCTTCGTATCCTTCTTTGATTTTTCCATTTTTATCTACATTTTCTTGTAATTCAGCAGAAAGTTTTTCATAATACAAAAATTCCTGCTGAATCCCGGTAGCATTTTCTTCACGGGCGACTTTTGCAGATTCCAAACTGTCGGCTCTTTCATTAATAGCATTTGCCAGTTCTTTCTCTGCATCCGTCAATCCATAGGTCTGTTCCATTTCTTTTTGCAGTTCTTCTTCCTGCTTCTTGTGAGCTTCCACAACCGCATACACTGCCAGTGCTGTCGCTCCAAGCGCCGCTGTCAGGATTCCCGCCGGACTTGCCAGCATCGCAAGATTTAGCCCTTCCTGTGCTGCCGTCTGCGCTGTTGTGGCCGCTGCCGCCCCTGTCGTTGCAACTTTAAACAATCCCATTACTGACGTTATATTTCTGATTGAAGAAATGAACTGCGAAGCCTTATTGACCGCAAACATTGTTCCAAGCACTACCGCACCGCCTTTTGCGATTCGGACGACATCATCCATATTTTCAGCAATCCATTCAAACGCATCACCGATCTTCTCTGCCGCTTCATCCATATCTGCATCTACCATCTTGATTCCGGCTTTCACAACTTCCGTGAAGCCTTTTTTGATTGCAGTTGTAACCGGCTCAATTTCCGCTCCAAGATCAGCCATGGTATCGTTATATTCTGCTGCCGTCCGATTGGCTTCCATGACGTTCTTATTATTTTCCTGATAAGAGTCCGCAAGTGTGCCATATGCCTGTTCCAGTGTATTCACAATCAGCGACTGACGCTCCTGTGTATCTCCGCACAGGGACAGTTTGGAATTGAAATCGTCCTCATTGATGCCCGCCCAGTTTAAGGCATCTGCAAGGTTACCCGTGACAGTTCCAACATTCGCCGTTTCATTGATGGATTCTGCCAGACCGTCAAGAGGGATAGAATCACCATATTTCGCCCAAATTCCAGTTGCCGCGTGCAATACCGTGTTCAGGTTCTCCTGACTCATCTGCATCGCCATGAAGTTACTGACGGTCGTATTGGAAGCTGTTTCATCTGCCAGCACAGAATACAAATCCATGTATTTCTGCTTTGCATATTCAGTAGTGTAACCATTACTGGTTGCCGCTGATGACAGTTTATTCATTTCACCGCGGTACTCTCTGGTCTCATCTGCCAGATTGTAGATGCTCGTTACACCTTCCTTTGCCATGTCGACCATCTTGGTCATGGCATTCCCAAGGAATGTACCCATAGCACCTTTCATTACCGTGAATCCTTCCTCTGCATCCTTTGTTGCTTCGGTCAGATCTTCCATTTCACCGCTGGCTTCCTTTGCTTCCTGCTCCAGCTGGTTCATTTTGCTTTCATTCTCATGGATTTCACTGGATAATGCTTTTATCTGTTCTTTCAGATCTTTGGCTTCATCCGATGTACTTCCCATTTCCAGTGCGGCATTTTTATATTCTGACTGCAAACGTTCCAGTTTATCCCGCTGCTCCTGTACTGTATCTTCCAGCTTTTCATAACTGTTTCTGGTATCTTGCACAGCATCATCAACCTGCTGCATGGATGACCGCTGTTCGTCCATAGCTTTCTCTGTCGCTGCCAACTGCTGTTTTACCTTTTCCAACGTGGTCGCCGTATTGTTGTAATTCGTTTTCAGCCGTGCAACTTCATCTGAATTTTCACCATAGATTTCTGTCGCTTTCTCAATCTGTGTGTTGATCGCATCCAGTTTTGTTTCATACTGTTTCGTCTCATTCTCCAGAAGACGGTACTGTTTCTGCAGTCCTTCCAGAGAAGTACCGTTTGTTTTCATTTCTTCCGCACTTAACCGCAATTCAGAACGCAGTATCTTAATCTCATTTGCGGCTTTCTTTGTCTGCTCTCTGGCTTCCGCTGTCTCCATCGAAAATTTTACTTTTGCTTCATTTTTCTTACTTGCCACTTTTCCCCCTCCTTCCGGTTATTTTTCGCGGACTGCTGCCAACCAGTTCTCATAAGCAGTCTTATTTTCTGCCACCATTCCAACGGATGATATGTCGCTATTCCAGAACAGATCTTCTGAAACCCCGATCAGCACTACATAGCACGTGTAATAGTCCTCAATATCTTCCAGCTTGAATTTTGGCATTTGAACCCGGTTTTTTGGTTTCCGTTTTAGGAAGCCCCGTTTGAATCCGGTTTTTTTTTGCTCTCTCCGTACCGGAGTTTCATAACTGTCCCGATTACTGCCGCATGGTTCTCCGGAAGACGGTCAAAAAATTCTTCTTCTGA